TGGAAAAATTGAGGCCCGTTATGAGAGGGATTCAAAGGTAAGCGCCCCTGAAGTGAAGGCTACTGTTGGGAAGTCAAAAGCGCCAGCGCCGATTTCGCCGCTGCGTGGTGCAGTTAACACCGTTGACGCGGGCCTGGATGCCGATGGCAATTTCCATGGTTCGTATCAGCAATGGAAAGCAGCCCGCGCAGCACGTAGAATCCGCTGACATTTAACCCATTTTTGAGGAAATAATCATGTCCAACAATTTGCTTACCATTAGCAAGATCACCAACGAAGCGTTGATGGTCTTGGAAAACGAGTTGACCTTCACTTCTGAAGTTGACCGCAACTATGACGACCAATTCGCTGTCGTGGGCGCTAAGATCGGTAACACCGTGAACGTTCGCAAGCCTGGTCGTTTCATCGGTACAACTGGCCCCGCTCTGAACGTTGAAGACTTCAACGAAACTAGCGTTCCAGTTACCCTGTCAACCCAGTTCCACGTTGATACACAATTCACGACTCAAGACTTGGCTCTGAGCTTGGATATGTTCTCTGACCGTGTGTTGAAGCCCGCAATTGCAGCTATCGCCAACAAGATTGACCGTGATGGTCTGACTATGGCTACCCTGCAAACTGCCAACATCGTTGGTACTGCTGGTACACCACCCACAGGTTTGATCACATACCTGACTGCTGGCGCTTATCTTGACAGCGAAGGCGCACCACGTGATGGCCGCCGCTCATGTATCGTTGAACCCTTCACATCTGCAACTATCGTTGACAGCTTGAAAGGTTTGTTTGCTCCTAACCAAAAAATTAGCGAGCAATACGAAAAAGGCATGATGGGCACTGACAGTGCTGGTATGAAGTGGAAAATGGACCAGAACGTTGTGTCTCAAGTGTTTGGCTCTAACAGCACGACTACCGTGACCGCTTCTGTTGCTACTACCACAGCTACTGGTTTCTTGACCAGCGGTTGGGCATCTAGCTCCACCATCACTTTGACTGCTGCTAACACAGGTACATTGAACCTCAACGCTGGTGACGTTATCACTATTGATGGCGTGTTTGCTGTTAACCCACAAAACCGCGCTGCTTACGGCACTAACCGCTTGCGTAACTTTGTTGTTAAGACAACTGTTGCTATCGCTTCTGGTGCTTCTGGCTCTGTGGTTGTGTCTCCTGCTGTGATTACTGCTGGTCAGTTCCAGAACGTGTCTATCCCGACTACTTCTGCTACTGCTGCTGTGACCCAGTTCAACAAAACAGGTGTTGTGTCTCCACAAAACATCATCATGCACAAAAACGCTTTCACATTGGCAGTAGCCGATCTGGAATTGCCTGAAGGTGTGCATTTTGCTGGCCGCGCTTCTGATAAAGAAATCGGCTTGTCGATGCGTGTGGTGCGTCAGTACACGATCAACAACGACAGCATCCCAACTCGTTTGGATGTGTTGTACGGTTGGGCGCCTCTGTACCCTGAATTGGCTTGCCGCGTTGCAGCCTAAACCTGATGGGGGCGTAAAAACCCCCGTTATCTAAATCAATTTTTAAGGACTTATCATGCCTAATCCAGGACCAGCAACCACCATCACCCAAGAATCGTTTGCCCCAATGACAAACGTTGTCAAGGGTGGCGTTTTCTCTCTCTCCTTGACTCCCGCAGCAGTTGCAACCATCACCACCGCAGCCCAAAACTTTGCCAGCACTGGCATTGGCTTGGCAGTTGGCGACATGGTTTCTGTGGCTTTTAACGGCGCTCAGACTGCTGGCGTTGGCGTTCTTGACGCTTACGTTTCTGCTGCTGACCAGTTAACCATTCGCTTTGTAAACCCAACCGCAGCGAGCGTGACTCCTGCCGCTGGCACTTACTTGGTGTCTGTGCAGCGCCCAAGCACTTTGACAGGCTCAACCGCAACATCACCATTGTTGTCTTGGTAATTTGAGCAAAACAAGGACGGGCCATCCTCAAAAGGGGTGGCCTTTTCTTTTTTTTAACCTATAATTGTTTCATTCTTTGCAAAGGAATCATCATGCCTTCAACCACCATTGCTCGTGGAAATTCTCTTTCCACTTTCTACATTGCACCAAGCCTGACTCCAGCTTCTGTTGCTGCTAACACAACTGCTGCACAAACTTTCTCTATCCCTGGCTTGCAAACAACTGATCTAGTGACCGTCATCGGTATGAATGTGGCTCAAATTGCTGGCATCGTTATCGCACAAGCTGATTGCTTGACTGCAAACGTCTTGACCATTCAATTTGGCAACTTGACTGCTGCTGGCGTTGTGCCTACTGCTGGTGTTTACAACATCCAGATCGTTCGCGCTGAAGGCCCATTGCCTGTAACCGCAGTCTAATCATGGCAATTACATCTGTTTTGCGCGTTGTAGGAAATACTCACGCTATTTCCTTGACGGCTACATCGTCTACTGCATTGGAAATCAAAGCAGGCTATACCAACGACCAAGTGAACTATGTTTCTGTCCTAAATACAGGCTCTGTGCCTGTTGCGGTGAAATTTGGTGATGCTAACGTTGGTGCTGCTGTGTTCCCAGTTGCAGGTTCTACACAAGGTGACTACGTTCTGCCAGCACTAATGACAGACCCAGTTATCTTGGCGGCTCCCGCAGCCCCGTTCTATGTTCGTGCTATCGGTTCTGCCGCTGGTCCGTCTATTTTGTACGTCACCCCCGTTGGCGACCAAAGCTAAAAAATTACCAGCCAAATTTAAGCATTGCTTAGTTTGGTTGGCAATTTAAATAGTTTATTGAGGTAAAAAATGACTAACGCCGTAGCAGAAACAGTAACAACAAACATCGTTCCCGTTCAAGCTATTTTTGACGTTAACGGCGTTTGCGTTGGTTTGGTTGGCCCAGGTGGAACATTCTTTTCTCCACCGTTAAGCTCAGACACAATTAGCGGCGCAACGATTGTTGGCAGCACTATCAATAGCTCTGTTATTGGCGGCACAACCCCTGCGGCTGGTACTTTTTCGCAGATGAATACCAGCAATGCCCAGATCACGGGCGGCAGCATTAGCGGTGTTTCGCTCACAATTGCGGCGTTAAATGGTACGCCCATTGGAAACATAGCAGCTTCAACTGGTGCATTTACCACGTTGGCATCTGATAGTTTGACCGTTACTAATGTGATTAGCGGCTCAATCAACGGAAATGCTGCTACAGCGACTACTGCAACAACCGCGACAACTGCGACAAACGCAACCAACGCAACAAATGCTACAAACGCAACAACGGCAACCAACATTGCTGGCGGTAGCACTGGCTCAATTCCTTACCAAACATCTACTGGCACAACTGCACTACTAGCGGCTGGCTCAAACGGCCAAGTCTTGAGTTTGGCATCTGGCATCCCTTCTTGGGTTGCGGCAACATCAGGAACTGTCAGCAGCGTTGCCACAAGCGGCACAGTCAGTGGCATTACCCTAACGGGTGGTCCAATCACCACAAGCGGAACAATCACGCTTGGCGGTACGCTTGATTTGTCTGCGCCCCCTGCTATTGGTGGAACTACTGCCAATACAATTAGAGGCTCAACAGTTACTGCAACTACAAAAGTTGTTAGCCCTTATGTTGATGCGGCAAGCTCTGCTGGTGGCGCATTAAGAACTTTGGCAGGCGCAAATTGTTTGCAATGGGGCGCTGGCGATGCGGTAAACCTTACGCTTGACGGCCCGTTCAACATGAACCCTGCCAATGCAAGCATTTCAATTGCGCCAACAGGCACAGGAACATTAACTATAAACCCTGCCACGGCTGGAACAATTAACAGAATGGCTATTGGCGGCACAACTGCTGCTGCTGGCTCGTTTACTACGTTGGCAGTAAGTTCTACCGTATCGGCTAACGGCTCTGTTGGCTCAAATGGTCAGGTTTTGACCTCTGCTGGCGCTGGCTCTCCTGCAATATGGGCAACACCAGCGGCTTATGCCACGGTTACAGACGACACAACAACAAATGCCACCCGTTACATCTTGTTTGCAAACCAAACAACAGGTAACCTAACAACAGAGTATGTAAGTTCCACCAAACTTCAATACAATCCAAGCACAGGAGCGTTGACCGCTTCGCAGCTAATCATTGCACCGTAAGGAAATATCATGGGTCAATTAGTTTTTCAAGCAGCATTAGGCGGTCAGACCAATTTGGTCGGGCCTAACACAGCCTCGACTTTTAACCTTAACGTTCCTGCTGTAAACGATACGCTGGCTGTTATTGGTACGGCTCAAACCTTCACAGCTACACAGACCTTTTCAGGTACATCGTCAGCTACAGCCATTGTCTTGAACGATGCAGCAGAGGTTGCTACAGTCTCTGCTACAGCAGCGACAGGCACGATCAACTACGACATTACAACCCAATCTGTCCTGTACTACACAAGCAACGCAAGTGCTAACTGGACGGTTAACTTCCGTGGTTCTAGCGGTACATCCTTGAATACTTTGATGAGTACAGGTCAATCCATGACCGTGGCTTTCTTGGTAACTCAAGGTTCTACTGCTTACTACAACAACGTGGTTCAGGTTGACGGCACTACTTCAGGCGTGACGACTCGATGGTTGGGCGGCGCTCCTACTGCTGGTAACGCTTCTGGCATTGACAGCTACCGCTACTTGATCATTAAGACAGGCTCTGCGACCTTCACAGTCTTGGCAAGCAACACACAATTTAAGGCGTAAACCATGCCATTACAAGCTACAAGCGGCGCTGCTAGTTACGATGCCTTTGGTGGCGGTGTGCCAGTTGTGCCTAACTACATTGAGGATGTGTTCTCGACTTATCTTTATAACGGTACTGGTTCGGCGCAGACCATAACTAACGGCATCGACTTGTCTGGTAAAGGCGGGATGGTTTGGACAAAATCTAGAAACAATGCGCAAAACCACATTATTAATGATACTGTTCGTGGCGCTGGTAAGCAGTTAATACCTAATTCAACGCTTTTTCAACAGAGCGAGTCTACTGCGCTTACCTCTTTTAACGCCAATGGTTTTTCATTAGGTACAAAATCAGACGTTAATGACGCATCAAACACTTATGCCTCATGGACATTTCGAGAGCAGCCAAAGTTCTTTGATGTTGTGACTTATACGGGCAATGGCTCGGCTCCACGTGACATTCCACACAGTCTTGCCAGCAGCCCAGGTTTTATTGTAATAAAGCGCACAGACAGCACTGGTGATTGGTGGGCGTGGCATAGAAGCATAGCTAATAAGAACATCTACTTGAACTATACAGATGCGGCTGATTCTGGCACAAACCCAATGATTAGTGGGGTCAGCTCTACAACATTTACATTGGCAACTAATCAAAACGCCACAATGAATATTAATGGCGCAACCTACGTTGCCTACTTATTCGCCCACAACGCAGGAGGTTTTGGCTTAACTGGCACAGACAATGTGATTAGCTGTGGGTCTTTTACAACGGATGGTAGTGGTAACGCAACTGTTAATCTTGGTTATGAGCCTCAATGGATTCTTTCTAAATCTATTGGAACTGGAAATTGGAATATTGGCGATGTAATGCGTGGAATGTCGCAAACAGAAGTTGCTTTTTTAGACCCAAATAGATCAGCGGCAGAAAATGTATCAAGTGGTGCGCCATACTTAACGCCAACAGCAACTGGATTTACCACAACTTCATATTGGGCTTCTGAAACGCGCATCTACATAGCCATACGCCGTGGACCGATGAAAGTGCCTACCGATGCGACTAAAGTGTTTAGCCCTTTAACTTCATCTGCGTCAACTGGAACACCGTTAACAACTGGATTTCCATTAGATTTACAGATTGCGAAATACAGGACTTCTGCTAGTGGCCCTGTTGCTACAGATAGGTTGAGGGGTGTTAACTCAACATCATCAACACCATTGGTTCCAACATTGTTAACAACTAGCGCCTCGGCAGAAGACACCCAAAGTAGTGTTTCGTTGATGGTAGGAAATACTGGATTCCAAATTGCAAGTAATTGGGATGGAACTAGCTCAATTTTTTGGAATTTTGGACGCGCTCCATCGTTTATGGACGTTGTTTGCTATACAGGCACTGGTTCTGCCAGAACTGTGAGCCATAACTTACAAGCCGTTCCTGAGCTAATGATTATTAGACGCAGGACTCCTTCTGGTGGTGAGTGGTATGTCTATAACGCAACCGTAGGGCCAACTAAAACATTGTTTTTAAATGGAACTTCGGTTCCTTCGACAATTTCACAAGTGTTTAATGACACCGCGCCTACAAGTTCCGTGTTTACTGTTGGAAGTTATGCAGAAACAAACGGCTCTGGGTCAAGTATGCTTGCCTACCTGTTTGCAACCTGCGCTGGTGTGAGCAAGGTGGGAAGTTACACAGGTAACGGTTCAACTCAAGCAATTTCTTGTGGCTTCACAGGCGGCGCTCGTTTTGTGCTTATAAAACGCACCGATGCATCAGGTGGTTGGTATGTATACGACACAGCCCGTGGCATGACTTTGTTGACAGACCCATATTTGTTTTTAAATAGCACTGCGGCTGAAGCAGCTACCCTTGGCTCTGTAACAACCACAACAGGCGGCTTCACGGTAGACGCTTCAATCTTGGCTGCTATCAACACAAACGCTGCCAGCTACATCTTCTTGGCTATTGCATAAGGAAAAATCATGGAAATCAGAACTCAAGACGGTCAAGTAATGTACGAATCAGAGTTTCGTGCGTACACACAATCAAGCGGTGGCCCATCATGGGGTCAAACAACACCAGAAGTGCTTGAATCTTTAGGCGCAAGTGTTGTCTTGGAAGGCCCGCAAGCGCAGCCTACACGATACCAAACAGCTTTCCGTGATGGCGTAGAGCAGATTGACGGTCAATGGTTTACTAAATATTCCGTCAATGGAATGGATGATGATGCTATTGCCGCTAAAGACGCTGAACAAGCCAAGTCTGTGCGTGAACAACGTGACCAGAAGCTCAAAGATTCTGATTGGACACAAGTGGCTGATGCCCCAGTTGATAAAGAAGTTTGGGCGACATATCGTCAAGCCTTGCGCGACCTTACTGCACAAGCTGGCTTCCCTTGGGAAATGACTTGGCCTGATGCCCCATGAGATATGTCTGGAAGATCACAGAGCTGAAAACCGTAGGCGATGAGCTTACGGCCAAATATCATGCTTCTTTGATTGGCGACATAACGATTGAGAGCGAAGGCTACTGGACATTCCAAGAGCCACGATCATTGGACGATGTGACAGAAGAAACTGTAGCCAGTTGGATTGAAATTGAGACTTCCAAAGATGGCGTAAGTAGCATAAAATCTAGGCTACTGGAACAGTTTAATGCGGTAAAAAACAGCGAAGACATTGCTTTGCCTTGGCGACCAAAGACATTTAAGCTATGACAGAAGTGAAGATTGAAGTAAATCTAGACGAACTCAATATTATTGTTGGCGTTTTGAGAAAACTTCCTTATGAACAAGTTGCATCTTTG